TTGGCGAAGAGCGCCAGGTGAGCGGCGGCGCCTTCGCGCCCATGCACACAGATCACCTCGCGAAGCACCTCGGCCCGAGTCACCTTCTCGACCTCCCGTCTTTCAGCCGGAGCGAAATCCGAGTGAACCTCGATTTCACGCGCAGTTTGGCACGCCAATTCCAAGCAGTCCTGCAGATGGTGCGGATGACTGCTTGCGGATGTGCCGAAACACTGCTTGACCGTCGTTTTGGGGACTGCTTGCCCCCCGAAACCAGGTACTGCTTCCGAAGCAGTCTCCGGGGCCGCGCACGGGCCGCCACACGTGGCCCACGTCGCGCCTGGAGCGATGGCCTGGCCCCATGCGTCGAGGCCGACTGCCGAAGCACTCAGGGCGCAAACGTGCGCGCCAGTCAGCGCCAGAACCAGGCCAACGAGAACCGCGCATTTGTGATGAAATGCGACGTTTTCGCCGGACCCGCCGAAACGGCCAGCCCGTAAGTCGCGAGAAGCCAAAGACCTGGGGGACAGGCCCACTCCGCGCTTTTCATCAAATCTGACGTTTGTTTGACGTTTTGCCACGGGATGCCTTCTTTCCTCGAGCCTTCGGCTTCTCGGACTTGCGGATGCTCTCCAGCAGAGCGGTTGCCCACTCCGCCGGGGATGTATTCAGGTTGCTGGTGGTCTCGCCCTCGCGCGCGATCTTCGTGGCCTTGAGGTCCTTGAGGTGGCAGCGAACGATGCGGTCGAAGGTCTCGGCCGCCTGGGCGTTGCCGGCATCCATGGCGCGGGAATACTGAACGAGCGCCAGGCCCATGGCCTCGACCGCGATCAGATCCGACGATTCGTTCAGCACGAAGTCGACATGAAGCTGCGCCACGATGTCGTCGAACAGTCGTTGCTCGTCCTCGTCCAGGATGCGCTTGGCGAAGAAGCCATGCTTCAGGGCATTGAGATTGCCCTTCGCCTTCTCAGGTGGGCAACCGCCGTGGTTCTTGGGATTCGCGCCGTGGTAGTAGCAGACGCGGTAGCCCGGCGTGACGCGCCGCTTGCAGCGTTCGCCGGTCTGCTTGCTCTTTGCCGTGCAGCGCTTGTCGTCGCTCATTTTGCTCATTGTCCAAGAGCCTTTGTCGTGGCTGGCCGCCGGACGGCGCGGGATGCGGAAAACGCCCTTGACGAGCGCCACGGTTGGTGATACACTGGATATACAGTGGATAACCTTTTGGAGGTCCGACGATGATCAAGACGCTGACGAGGCACGGGAACAGCCTGGCGCTCGTGATCGACCGGGGCGTTCTGGATTTGCTGAAGATCGATGGCGACACCCCTCTCGACATCACCACGGATGGGCAGATCCTGCTCATCTCGCCCGTGCGAGACGCTGAACATCGGGAGAAGTTCGAGACCGCGCTCAAGGCCGCAAACCGCCGTTACGGCCACGCCCTCAAGCGGCTGGCGGACTGACGTATGGAACCGATCTTCCTCAGCCTCGGTGAAATTGTCGAAATCCACCGGAACCAGATCGAGCTCTACGGGGGCGATCCGGGCATCCGTGATCTTGGATTGCTGCAGTCGGCGGTGGCCATGCCCCAGGCGGCGTTCGGCGGAGACTTTCTGCACGGCGACCTCTGCGAGATGGCGGCCGCATACCTCTTCCACATCGTGCAGAATCACGCCTTCATCGACGGGAACAAGCGCACCGGCGCGGTCGCGGCAGACGTCTTCCTGGCGCTGAATGGCCTGGACCTCACCGCCAGCGAGGCCGCGTTCGAGAAACTGGTCAGGCAGGTCGCCGAGGGCAAAGCGGACAAAGCGACCGTCGCGGAGTTCTTTCGCCGCCACACGCAATCCTGATCGCCGCAGTCTTCCAAGTTCAGCCACTGCCATCTTGCGAAATCCTTTACTCACCGATTCGGTCACGCCACCATTGGAACAGATTCAAGATCAGCGTGGCGTCGCGGATGTACACAGGTGTCACTTCCCCTGAGATTTCTTTCTTGGGACGCCGACGACCTCCTGGGTCTCGGCGATGTAGGCGTCGAGCGCGTCGTGGTGGATGCGCCACTCGTTGTCGATTTTCAGGACCTGGTTGAACGCGCCCATGTGGATCATCTGGCGCACCTTCCGTCGCGGGATAGAGAGCGACGCGCTTGCCTGCTTGACCGTTAGCCAGGGCTGGCCCTCCGGCCAACCACAGAGGAAGCAGTGCAGCACGTAGTTGGGCTTGTCGGATGCGGTCACTTGGCGGACCCCTTGTGAAGGGCGTAGTCGTTCAGGGCGATGAGCGTCGCGTCGGCCTCGGAAAGTCCGCCGTCGAACATGCAAATCGCCACGCGCTCCTCGAACTCGAAGCGCTGGTCGGCGTTCATGGAGGGCAGCGCACGCGACATGAACTTCGCCGCCATGCGTTGGGTGAGCGAGAATGTTGTGTTCGGTCGAATCGGCGGTGGACCGAATCGCTTGACCGCCGGTCTGATTGGGCGACTGAATGTCATGACGTGACCTCCATGTGCGGTCGGATTGCCTTCCGATTGCCCGGAAAAGCATTTGACAAATCTAAAGTAGCAGTTTAGAATTCTCACTATGGAGTTCATTCCCAGACAACTGGCTTCCGAGTTGAAAGCGGCCGCCAAGGCCTTCCCCGCGCTGATCCTCACCGGGCCGCGACGGGCCGGCAAAACGACGCTGTTGCGCAAGGTCTTCCCGAAAGCCGACTACTATCTCCTCGAAGACCCGGACCTGATTGCGCGTTTCCGGGCGGACCCCAGGTCGTTCATTGAGGAGATCAAGCCCCCGGCGCTTCTCGACGAGATTCAGAACGTGCCCGAGGTATTGAACTACCTGCGGACCCTGATCGACGCCCATCCTGAGCGCAAGGGGCAATGGTTCCTCACCGGCTCGCAAGAGGCCCCCTTGATGCAAGGAGTGACCGAGTCCATGACGGGACGGGCCGCTGTGTTCCAGTTGCTGCCCATGTCCTGTGAAGAGACCGACAAGGTGTCGCTCCTGAACGGCGGGTTCCCGGAGGTGCTCGACCATCCAAGGACTCGCCGTACCTGGTTTCGCTCCTACATCCAGACTTATCTCGAAAGGGACGTTCGAGCCGTTACTTCGATCCGCGATCTCGCCACCTTCCGGCGATTCCTTGCCCTCCTGGCGAGCCGTTGCGGGCAGTTGCTCAACAAGACGGACATCGCCGCGCCGCTCGGCGTCTCCGTGCCGACAATCACCTCCTGGCTCAGCGTTCTGGAGATCACGTCGCAGATCGCGCTTGTGCCGCCTTTCTACGAGAACTTCGGCAAACGTCTGGTCAAGTCGCCCAAGCTCTACTTCCTCGATTCCGGTCTGGCATGTCATCTCCTCGGCATCGAGTCCGAGCAGGATCTGAATAAGTCCCCGTTCCTGGGACCGATCTTCGAGGGATTTGTGGCGGCCGAGATTCTCAAGCGGCAGGTCAACACGGGGCACAGCAAGTCGCTCTACTACTTCCGGGATCACCAGGGGCTGGAGGTCGACTTCCTGCTGGACTTGAGCGGCCGGCGGCTGGCGCTGATCGAAGCGAAGGCCACGCGGACGCCGGTGCCACGCGCGGCCGAGTCGCTCTTGCGACTGACGAGGGCGATCAAGGACTACGATGTCCGCCGATTCGTCGTCCATCGCCCGTCGGGCGGATCGCGTCGTCTGACCGCGTTGAGACCGGGCGTCAAGGCCCTTCCGGTGGACCGATTGGCTAACATCTGGCAGGCGTGAGCCGAAGCGATGGGTGATTGGTCTGGTAGGTCTCTGGAATGTTGCCTCAGCACTCCCAAATGCAAACTCGCAGTCTTTGCGATCTTTCTCAGCCCGTCCCGTGTGCACGCGCGCGCACGTGAACGCGTGTACGTACGCACGTGAGCGCGAGCATGCGCGTGCGTATGTGTGAAGCTGTAGAAGAGATTGCGAGATTGCGCCGTGTGCTGTAAGGCCATGTAATACGGTGAATTCTGATGCGCAATCTTGCTGTTGGCGATTGCGGTGAAGATTGCGGGATTGCGTTATGCGCTCGCACGCGAGCGCGCGTGTGTACGCACGTGAGCGCGCGTGAGGCTTGGGGACTCGTGGGTTTGCCATCCTATCGTCGCTCCAGGTAGTAGGCCGAATGCGTCCCGCTTCCATGCCGCCGGATCACCGCTTCACCCACGGGCGTGTCCACTCGACGCCGCACGAGAACTCCGAAGGCGACGCGGCGACCGCGTTCGCTTCTGCGATTGAGGGCCTGCTGGAAGCACCCGCAGTCCTCGGCGATCTCCATGAGCTCAGCCACGGTCATCAGGTTCTTGTCGTGGCGATCCCACCACGCCGCCACGAACGTCTCCCATTCCTGTCCGATTGGATCAGCCGCCTGACGCCACTCTTCTTCGTTCGTGCGCCAGCGGTTGAAGCAGTTCGTGTGGAGGATGCCGCCGATGGTCTCCGACCAGGTCTCGAAACCGCCGAAGCGGTTGGCGTGAGGCTTGTGGCCTTGATCGAGCCAGTTCTCGATCATGCCCAGGAGCACGGAGAGGATGCGTCGCCGGCTGTGCTTGACGTGGGCGCGCAAGTCGGGATGGAGGAAGTTCTTCCGTGCCTCGGGATGCGGCGTGCGCGGCTGCAGCAGGATCGGCACCGTGCGCTTGGCGATCTCGGCGCTGCACTCGGTGTTGTTGCCGGAACCCACGACGGTTAGCGTGTTCGGCAGGCTGACGATGCGCGATGCGCCGAGGATGCGGCCTTGGTATGTCGTCGCGGTCAGGATCGACGCCAGCGCGCCGCTCTCGACGGTCGGCGGCAGGTTGTCCAGATGGACGATGGTTTCGCCCTGGAGCAGCAGGGCAAGCAGCCGCTTGTCGCGCTCCTCGTCGCGGTCGGTGATCTGCAGCGCCGGGGTCTCGCGTCCGAGGATGACGCCGCCGAAGACCTCCTCGGCGAGCTTCGTCTTGCCGGTGCGTTCGAGGGGAGAGAGCAAGAGATGCAGAGGGCGGTTGCCGTCGATGGCGGGCGCGACGAGAGGCGTGAGCATCAGACCGATGAAGTTCTGGCGGCTGGCCTCGTCCTTGAACGGGAAGTCGACCAGAAGCTCGTGTATCTCCTCCTGAATCTGCTGGATGTCACACTCCGGCTCGATGCCCTTCAGTTCCGGCGGTTCGTCGTAGTAGATGCCGTTGCGCCAGCCGGGACGGACGCGCACGAAGCCCGGGCCGTAAACCGGATAGTGAACGAGTAGATCGAGATCGCGCACGCGCGCGTCCTGCTGGGCCCCGGCGATGACGAGTCCGGCATAGTCCTTGTTGCACGGCTTGTAGACGAGGACCGCGCCTTCGCCGTTCTTGCGTTGATACCACGCGCCAAGCTTCACGTGCTCGTCCACGATCAGACGTGTGCGGTCGGCGATCAGTTCGCTCCAGCGACGCTTCCCGCGCGGCCCCAATAGTTCGCCGGGGATGTAGCCCTTGCGGTAGACGAGGTCCACGGGCAGAGCCTGGACGACCTGGTCGGCGAAGTCCTTGCTCGATTGCTCGGTGTAGCGTTCGAGGTCGTCCTTGTGCGGGCCGGGGATGAGGATGACGTCCGGCATGCATGTATCGCCGTCGGATGATCGCTTGCCGGACGCTTGTCGCGGCTGAATTGTCCGCGGTTCCTTCGTGCCCGCCTCGATGCCGCTCTGGATTGTGGCAGCGGCTTCGTGCTCACCGAGGCCGATCACCGCAGAGGTCGAGGAAAGCTCCGACTCCACGCGTTGCCGTTCGAGATAGCCGCCGGCGACCAGTTGCCCCAGGTTGAAGGCGGCGCGATTAAGCGTGTCGTTGCGCGTGCCTTCGGTCGCGCTACGCAGGTTGCGCAGCTCCAGCTTCAGCGCCGTCTCCGCATAGCGCGAGGTCTCCGCGCTGGCCGGGCGTCTGGGGGGAGGATGCGTGGGCCTCGATGCGTTCCGGTTCGCTTGGTCGAGGAGCCACGCCGGCAAGGGAGACATAGCGTCCCCATTGCGCTTGGCGTAGGGTTCAGCGACGCCCTTGAGCATCGACGGCGGCGCGACGACGTATCCGCCCTCGGCCTTCAGGTCGATACCCGGGCGCAGGTTGTTGCGGCCTTTCAGTTCGCCGTTCGAGTGGGCGAAGTAGAAGTGCCGTCCGTCGTTCGGCGTGCGGACCTCGCAGGTCGGCGGCAGCCTCCCGAACTCCTTTTGCAGCTCCTGCAGCGACGCCTCGCCGTCGCCTTTTCCGTGGCGATCCACATCGAGAACGACAACGCCCGACGCCGTGCCCGTTCTCAGGCCGACGTTGGCGGCGGGATGTTCCGCCCACCATCCACGAATGCGCTCGGGGTCGGCGGTCGCGTCCTTGAAGCCGTGCGGCGTCAGCGGCGTCTTGCCGCCCGGCTTCAGCGGAAAGACGGCCCACCCTCGCGCGGCGTATTCGAGCGCCGCATCAAGGAAACCGTTGGTATGCTCTGGCATGTGTGTCTCCGTATTCGGTTATGGCGCCTCCGCGTCGTATCCGGCTTGTGTCAGCGCGCGTTCGACGTCCTCGACCGACCGCGCGAGCACGTAGACGCCGCCGAAGCGCTCGATCATCCGCTGGAAGTTGCGCTGGTCCTTGGTCTGCCTTCCTCGGTCGGACTTGACCTCGATCTCCAGACGGCGGCCGTCCGGGAGTATGCCCGTCAGGTCAGCCTGACCCGGCAGACCGGCCCTGACGAAACGATTCCCCATGCGCGCGGCCAGAACGTTGGCTCGCCAGAGGCGCATCCAGCGCTTCGTTCCGAAGGCGCGCAGGATGTCGTTCTGGATCGCTTTCTCTTTCACGTCTGGGCGTACTCCTGAAACCGTTCGCGCATAGCCTCGCGCCGCACATCCTGGACAAAGCCTCTCGGCCAGCAGCCGAATATGTCTTTGTAGCGATAGGCGGCCCAGCCGGGCTTGAAGCCCTTCATCGCGGCCTGGCAGACGAAGCCGTGATAGACCGCGCGCTTCTCATCGAGCGTGGCGTGCTGCGGGTCGACCAGCTCGCCGTCAGCCACGACCGGCCAGTCGCCGAACCGTTCTTTGAATCGATAGGCCGCCCAGCCAGGCTTGTAACCCGCGGCCATGCGCTGGCCCTCGATGAGTCGCCAGAACTCCGCTCGGTAGGCAAAGTCCGCGTCGTCGAACTCATCAAGCCGCCCAGTCCCATGGATGGGGACACGCTCCCGCGGCGTCGCCGATTCCGGCGTCCAGCCGCAGTCGGGACAGCACGGCTCGCCCGGATCGAACAGCAACTGGCAGGCCTTGCACCGGCGCAGCCGAAGCGGATCGCTCTCACCGACCTTCTTGTCGCTGTCGAGTGTGTACTCGATGCGTCGAGTCACGCGACCGTGGACGTGGTGGTTGCCGGCATGATCGAGGACGATGGCCCCGTCCTTGTCGGGACAGGCGCGCATCACGCGTCCGATGGCCTGGAGGTGAAGATTCAGACTCGCCGTAGGCCGTGCGACGATGGCCGTTTCCAGCGCCGGCAGATCCCAGCCTTCGGTGAGCACCATGCAGTTGCTGACCACCTGGGTGCGGCCGTCGCGAAGACGTTCGAGGATCGCCTCGCGCTCGTGTTTCGGCGTCTTGCCGTCGATGTGCTCGGCAGGAACGCCGGCGGCTTGAAAGGCGGCGGTGATCGCCTGGCTGTGTTCGACGTCCACAGCGAATGCAACGGTCCTGCGTCCGGACGACTTCTCCAGCCAGGTCTTGACGATGTCGGCGTTCTGATCATCGGTGTTCGTGCGTTTGGAGAGTTCCCCGACGGCGTAGTCGCCCATGCTGATCTTGACCCGCCGAAGGTCAGGCGACTTGCCCGCATAGACGCGCGGGTCGTGAAGCACCCCGGACTCGCAGAGCTCGTCCGTGTAGGCAGCCACGACGATTTCACCGAACACGTCCCCGAGGCCGCGGCCATCTAACCGGAACGGCGTCGCCGTCAGGCCGACGACCTTGGCGTCGGGATAGTGCTCAAGGATGTGCTCGTAGCTGCCCGCCCGCGCATGGTGACATTCGTCGATGACGATCATCTCTGCTCGCGGCATCTCACGGCGAATCAACGTCTGGACGCTGGCGACCTGTACCTTCGCAAGGGGCGCGGGAGCATAGCCGGCCATGATCCGGCCCGGCCACAGGCCGAGTCCCTCGAGATGAGCGGCCGCCTGGTCGATGAGTTCCTTGCGGTGAGCCAGCCAGAGCGTCGGCAGGCCCAACTCATCGACCAGGTCGACGGCCATGATCGTCTTGCCTGACCCGGTGGGCGCGACCAGGATGGGCCGTCTGTCGAGGACGGTCTTCACATGGTCCACGGCGTTGCGCTGATAGTCTCGGAGAGAAAATCGCATGGGGGTCTCCACCAGCACGGGTCAGAACGGACAGTCCGGGAGCTTGCTCGACACATCGGCCCATTGCTCCGGGGTGACGCGTTCGGCGTCCTCGTGGCCGCAGACCTCCTTGATTGCGGCGAACCATGCTTTGTGGAGATCCTCTTCATTCGTGCCGGTGGTCTCCGCCGATTTGGCGAACAGCGCCCAGACGTCGTCCATCGTGGAGGTCGACGACTTCTTGGCCTGCGCCGGCGACGCCTTGGGCGGTGCTTTCGGAGCGCCCTTGGGTTTCGGCGCGGGCGCGGCGCGGCCTCCGGAATGGGCGCGTAGCTTGTGGCCCAGGCGGGCGACCATGGCGCGGCGCTGATCGGCGTCGGCGTGGGTGATGCCGGCGCTCGGCTCCGAGTCGTAGGCGTTGATGAACTGCACGCGGATGCGCTTCTTGCCCTGGTACTCGTTCCACTCGAGGGTGATCTGGACCTGGGGCAGCTCCCGCTGCTCCTCGAACCAGAACGGATCGAGGCCGGGCCAGCTGAAGGCGTCCTTGAGCATGTCGATCTGAAAGTCATTGAGGGTGCCGTCGCGCTTCTCGATGTAGCAGTAGGCGACGACGTCGAGTTCCTCGCTCTCGATGTTGCGCCAGTCGCCGTCGGCATACTCGTCGATCAGTCCGAAGCGCAAGATGAGCGTGCACAACTTGTTGGGTCCGGTCTCGTTGACGCCCACATCCATGACGTGGGCACGGAAGCGTCCTTCACGATTGGCATTCATGCTATTTCTCCTCGGTTTTCTGTTCGCTGAAAAGGGTGTCCCAGACGGCGGTGTCGTTCGCGTACACGGGAATGGGGTCGGACAGGCGGCGGCTCTTGGCCATGCAGTGCGGCATCTCGACGGGCCACAATGTGCGCGTGCCGCAGCCGTGGCCCTTGCCGTCCTTCACGTCCACGTCGTAGCCCAGGAAGAAGACGTGGTCGACCCACTCGCGCACGCGCAGGCGGATGGATGCCTTGCCGCTGGACGGCGACTGGAGGCGCGGTTCATATCGCGTCCAGTCTTCGCCCTGGGGATTGGGCACGTTCGTGGTGCAGTCGTGGCAGATGAGGATCACGTTGCGGCCCACACGGACGTGGCGGTCGAGGTCGCCCAGCAACGTCAGGAAGGTCTCGTAGGTGTGCTGATAGCCTTTGCCGTAGCCGTAATCCTCGATGCGCTGAATGCGATTGCCCTTTTCGTGGGGCACGTTGGCGATGGTCCAGGCGACGGCCAGTTCCTCGGCGCGCGTGGCGCTGTCGATGACGACAGTCTTGACGTCGTCCCAGCCGTCGCCGTTCAGCACGCCGCGCAGGTCGTCCCATGTTTCGACACCGGCGATGCGCTGTGTGTGTTCGGGTAGGAGCACGGCGAGCGAGTCGTCCAGATCGAAGCTGGCCACGGGCCCCGGCGCGATATCGGCCAGGCTGGTCTTGCCCACACCCCCTGGCCCGTAGAGGACGATGCGGTGTCCGGTGTGCGGCGCAGGCTTCTCGAAGCTCAATGTTCGGCGTTGCTGCATGGCCGATTTCGGCGCGTCGCGCCGTGCGCGAGGCCGTGTCAGTGTTCCTGGCATGTCATTCATCTCCTTCCGAAAGTTCGGGGTTTGCGTCGGCAGCAATCTCGAAACCGTCCGGAGGCGCCTCCGGATCGACGGTGATCGATTGCAGGCAGAGGTTGGCGTACTCGCAGAACGAGCAGGTGTTGCGCCCCACGTTGCGGAACCACCGCCCCCAACGGCGGCAATCGCTCAAGAGCTTGGCCTGCTGCCAGCACTCGACGCGGAACTCTTCGAGATCGTCTTCGAGGCGCGGAACCTCGCGACGCTGGTAGTAGTAGTCGGGCCGCTCTTCGATGTCCGCGAGGAGGCGGGTTCCGTACTCCTCCGGTGTTTCGGGGCGAGTGGACAGCTTCATGCCCGAGCCGGCGGATTGACGCGGCTTGCCGTCTTTCTTGAGGATGCGTTCGCCGCTTTGCTCATCGGTGACGACCTTCAGGCCATCGTCATCAAGCAGCGGGACCTGTCGCGGGCGGATGGTGGGCTTGCGGATGACGTCGTAGAGCACGCCGGCAACGTCGTGGCCCTGGTGGAACGCCGAGATCACGTACAGCGAGATCTGCTGATCGCACCGGAGCCGGAGCCAGTAGTCGGAATCCGGCCCGATGTCCTCGCCCGCGGTCTTGCGCTCCAGCACGAACAGCCTGCCGTCCGGAATCCGGACGATGCCGTCGCGCCTGCCGGTCAGCCGCCACGTGCGGCTCTCGCGGCCGCTGTGGGGATTGACCAGCGGAGCTTCCCACGGTTTCTCGATCTCGACGTATTCCAGGGCATCGTCGCCGTAGCGCCAGAAGTAGCCGGCGAGCAGGTTGCCTACGATCTCGCGCTCGATCTCCCAGTCGTAGGGTTCGGCCCAGTGCGGGCAGGTCGCGTAGTCCGTCGTCGCCTCGAGAATCGCCTCCTCAGGCGATACACCATGGCTCCAGTGCTCCAGTCCGACGTGGACGGCCGCGCCGAGGCGGAGCGCCGCGGCTTCCCGCCTGCTCCGCAGCTTCAGCTCGTACTGGAAGTAGTACTGCCGGAGGCAACGGCGGGCGCAGGCCATGGCGCTGTGGGTGAGCGGTCGTTTGCTGTGGCGGGAAGTCATCGAGTGTCACCCCCCTCGGTTAGAATGTGCTCCGGCTCATCGGCGACTCTCTCGACGGTGTAGGCGTCGTCGCCGAAATCCTTGGAGATGTAGGAAATGAAGAGCTTGGCCAGTTGCCGCCCCACGGCGGTGCCGCGGTCGATGAGACAGATGCGCTGCGTGCGGTCGAAGCGGAACGACGCATCCAGCCGCATGGCGGCTTCGCCGAACACGTTCTCGGTGTTCGTCGCGGCCAGGAACAGGCGTTCTTCGATCTGCTGGTTGGTGATGCCGTCTGCGAACCGGAAGCGATATTTCTTTGTCATGGCTGTTGTCTCCTCCACCCAGTTACTACCCGTGGGCCGGCGAACGTTCAGGTGTTTCTCTTTCTGGCCCGCCACCGCTATGGGTTTGTGGCGAGGAACGCCCGCTGATAAAGGACTACCCGTCGGTTGGGAATCGTTCAGGAGAAAAGCCCGGTCTGTCGGAGAACGGCGCGATAGGGGCTGGAGTGAGTGGCGCAAGGTGATATAATGCGGCGTCTTGCGACGCTGCCGGTTAATGTCAGTGGAGACTTGGAATGAGCGAAGACACCGGAGTTCAACTAGATGGCTGCCACAAGCTGAAATCCATCGAGGTCATTGGCGGGTTCCTCGACGGCAACCGTTTCGACTTGTCCGACGGCCTGAACTGTCTCATAGGCGGCCGCGGGACGGGCAAGACGACTGTCCTCGAGTTCATCCGGTATGCGCTCGATGCGTTGCCGGAAGGCGAAGACAACCATCCGCTCTGCCGCGAGATCGAGAGCCTCGTCCGCAGCAACCTAGGCGGCGGCCGCATTCAGTTAACGATTGAGACCAAGGACGGTCTGAGCTACATCGTGAATCGGACTTGGGGCGAGGAGTCCCAGGTGTTCACGCCGGACGGCAGGCCAACCGGAATATCCCTGGGGCATGGCGCGTTCTTCTCGGCGGACATCTACAGCCAAAACCAGATCGAGAGCATCTCGACCAACCCTCGTTTCCAGCTCGTCTTGATTGACAGCTTCATCGAGCAGGAGATCGCGGAAATCCAGGCTGAACTGAATCGTCTATATCGCGCGCTGGGCGGCAACGCGGCCGAGGTACTTCGTGTGGAGGGAGAAACCGCCGAACTCGTCGAGGGACTCAGCGAGCTTCCCACCGTGGAGGAGAATCTGAAGGCCTTCGCCGAGGCCCAGGGCGATGACGCAGAGAAGATTAACGAGCAACATGACTTGAAGGCGCGTCGTGACCGCGAGAAGCGGGCGCTCCACGGGCTCAACGAGGCGTTCGGGCAGTTTCGGCAGAACCTGCAGTCCTGCATTGGCCATCTCGATGACCGGGCAGGCACGGTGCTGCCATCTGACCTCGTGACCGGCCCCAATGCAGCGGTACTCGCTGACGTCCAACGCGCCGCGCAGGAGTGTGCGCGGGAAGTCGACGGCAGTATCCAGGCCGCCATCGAACGGATCGAGCAGGCCATGGCGAGCATGGGGGCGTTCGGCGAGACGCTCTCCGCCGCGCACCAGGAACAGGAGCAGGCATTCCGCCAAGTCATCGAAGCGCACAAGCAGGCGCAAGCCCACGTGCAGGAGCGGTCTCGACTGGAGCGGCTTCGGAACGATCTTCAGGCGAAGAAGCGGTCCCTCGACGAGAAGCGTTCCCAACTACAGCAGCTTCAGGAGAAACGCACGGGCCTCATGCAGCGCGTCTCCGAACTGCGCGATGGAAGATTCCAGCGCCGGCAGCAGGTGGCCGCCGAATTGACTTCCCGCCTGTCTCCGTCGATCCGCGTGACCGTGGAGCAGTTCGGCAACAGTCAGCAATACGAGGGCCTGCTCGCCGACGGTCTCAAGAAATCGGGCGTGCAGTCCAATCGCACCGCGGCCAAGATCGTCAGCGGCATGTCGCCGGTCGACTTCGCTCGGGCGGTGCGCCAGAACGACCACAATGCGCTGGTGGACTTGGCGGGGCTGACGGCAGACCAGGCGGGCAAGGTCATCATAGCGTTGGCGGGAACCCAGCGGATCTTCGATATCGAGGCCGTCGAACTCCTGGACCTGCCCCGGATCGAACTCCTCGATGGCGACGCGTACAAGGACTCCACGATGCTATCGACGGGGCAGAAATGCACCACGATTCTTCCGATCCTGCTCCTCGAGAGCGAAAGCCCGCTGCTGATCGACCAGCCCGAGGACAATCTCGATAATCGCTTCATCTACGAGACTGTGGTCAAGAGCGTGTCGGAGATGAAAGCGAAACGCCAGTTGCTGTTCGTGACGCACAACCCCAACATTCCCGTGCTCGGTGACGCCGAGAAGGTCTTCGTGCTGACGTCTTCGGGCAAGAAGGCGTCTGTCGAATGCGAGGGAACGGTAGATGAGTGCAGGACCGACGTGGAGACCCTCCTCGAGGGCGGCAAAGAGGCTTTTGAACTGCGAATGAGGAAATACGGCCACTGATGGTGATCGACGGCAGTCAAGATAGTCTTGAGCGTGCGCTTCAGCGGTTCGAGAAAGGCGTCTCGACGCCTTGGCCGGATCGCGCCAAGCTGGCCTCGCAGCTTGGGGACAGCCTGCGCTCCATCAAGACCCCGGAATCCCTTGTCCTGGCCGTTCGACTTCTGAAGCATCTCGCGGAGGACGAGAAGTGGGAGGTGCGCAAGGCGACGGCCGAGTCGCTCATGCACCTCCGGTCGGACGAGTTCGACGTGCTTATCTCCCGGCTCGCGAACGACTCGACCGCCTGGGTCCGCAAGGCGGCCGAACGCACGCTCGCCCGGCGCAAGCGACTGGAGCAGGTCGAAACCAAGAAACGGCAACGGATTGAGGGCGTCTACGACGACTATGATTGGTTCGTGGAGAAGTACGGGCGCACTGCCGCGGACCGGGCGCTTCGCATTGGCGAGCGGTACTTCGAAATTCTGGCGAGCGCCGCGACGCACGAGATTCGCGGCGTCCTGACATCGCTCATTGGAGTGCTGGAACAACTCAGTAAGGACGGTGTGTCTGCCGCTGATCGTGCTGCCGGCTTGGAGAAGGCCCAGGAACGAGCGGCGTTCTTGGACCGCATCCTGGACGACATGAAGGGATACGCCCAGGAGTTGTCGTGCGACTTCCAGCGCGAGAACCTTCGGGACATCGTCGATGCCGCCATTGAGCTTGTTGAGGACAAGATTCGCTCGACCGGCAGAAGCCTGGCTGACGTTGATGTGCTGAATGAGGTCGAGAGCTTCGTGTTCCTGGAAGCATCGCGCTATCAGATGGTCCAGGTGTTCGAGAACGTGATCCGCAATGCATTCGAGTCGACAGATGAGAATGGGCGCATCCGGATCACCGGCGATCTTGGGGATGAGAAGCGCATCGTCGTCAGCATCTCAGACAACGGCGTCGGCATGTCGCCCGAGGAAATCAAAGACGCTTTCATCCCGTTCAAGACAAGCAAGAAAAACCAGGGCGGCACCGGCTTCGGCCTCGCCATTGCCAAGAAGATTGTCCAGGCCCATGGTGGAACCATTGTCATGGAAAGCATCGAAGACCAGGGCACGACTGTCGTGATAACGTTGCCACTCACTCAAGAGGATCGTTTGGACGCATGACCGAGCACACACACCGCGCATTGATCGTTGAGGACGACGCCAAGATCGTCGACGTCGTCACCGATCACATCGAGTCGCTGGGTCACGGCTGCGACTGCGCCGCCAATCAGGCCGAAGCCCGGGAACTGCTCGCTGCAAGGAAGTACTGCTACGTGTTGCTCGACTTGGAGATCCCCGTCAAGCCGAAGCGCATGGCGCGCAAGGAATATGGCATCAACCTCCTTGAGGAGATCCGCCGCCGGGCTGAGACATGCCGGACGATTGTCATCATCATGACGAGCCACGGCACGGACGGCCCATACTTGGCGGTTGAGATGATGAAGAAGGGGGCGGACGACTACATCTGCAAACCGTTCAATTCTGGCCCGGGCGGCCGCGCGCCGACGGACGTGATCAAACAGGCGCTCCAGAAGGGCTGTAAGCATTCCCCCGGGCACTGCCCGGTGCTTGCCGGCGGGGAAAGCGCACCTCAAGCATCGCAAACATCCGACCCCGCAGAACCGACACCGTTCGAGGGAGGCGAACTCGTCTTCCATGATGACCGGGTTGAGCTTCTTGGCCATACGATTCTGACGGACAAGGGAAATGACTTCAGCCGTCGCCTGCTTGACCTGCTTGCGCAAAGGAAGCCGAGCGGCGAATACAAGGCATACAGTGGGAAGAAACTTGCCCAACATCTCGATTCCCTGGGGCAGAAGGGCCAGAACGATGTGGCTGGTTACGTGAAGTATCTGCGCGACCAGATCACAAGCGTGCTCGGCAAGGCTGGTGTCAGCTGCGAACGCCACGACGTGATCGAGAGCGGCGGTAGGGGCTACCGTCTGAACCCATGGATCGACGTCGAAGGCATCGACGGCTGAGTCCACGCCGCGTCCAAGCCTTGCCTCTCAGCCAGACCTCCTGTCCGCCCCACCCCCGACGCCCATGACCTTACATGGGCTTCCCTGTTCCCATATGAGATCTCATGTGGGATTCGCGTTCCCACCCACCTGGATTTGCAGTTCCCTTCTCCACTCCGAGATACACAGCGTGCCGCCTCTGCGAAAATGTTGAGCGTAGGGATTCGACTTGTTCGACACCGCGGTGCGTCACATCGAGTCCGGCTTCGCGCGACGGAGTGCATTCGCAATGGTTGTATCACGGAACGAAAGCAAACAGAGCTCTCCCGTCATCCTGCTTTGCCCCAACTGCGATAAGCGTCTGCCGCTGAGCGGCACGCTCTCGATGCGGGGCACGACAGGGATCTACTGCCGCCACTGCCATCGCACGGTCCAAGTCACCATGGACCTGGCGAGCGAGGCGGCCAACGATCAGGACGAGTGAGCCGAGAATGGGGTCCGAGCCTATGAGCCAGCGCCTCCATCATTCAAACCACGAGCGACTCTAAGAGAGCCACCACAACCGGCCTGAGCCGTTGAGCCAGTGCCGCCTGAGCCCAGTCGGTAGGGACCTTCCCGAAAGCTGGGCCTCGCCTGTGCCCGTGTCTCCGGGACGTCCCAGGAAGGCACAGGCGCATGGAGCGCAACGAGTATGGTGGTCTCATCGCACGATGGAAGGTGGACCTGATCAGGGCGAGAGCCAAACGACTCTACTTTCGAGAGGACGAGATCGACGACCTCGAACAGATCGTCGTCCAACAACTCATCAAGGTGGACTTCGATCCGGACGTTCCCGGCGGCGCTTCGGAACGTACGTTCGTGATCGCGGTCATCGACCGGCAACTGCTGAAGGTCAAGCGGAACCGTCAACGGGACAAGCGACGGGCCGGTTTCGAATCCGCCTCTCTCGACGCCGATCCCGTCTTCACGGAGAAGGCATTCTTCGCGCTCACGCGTTCGGAGAAGCACGAGCTACGGATGGACGTCCAACAAGCGCTCATCGGCTTGAGACCTGAGGAACGCTCCATCTGCGAGGCCCTCGGGCATGGCCACTCGCAGGCCGAGATCGCGCGAGCCACGGGACGTTCCAAAGCCGCCATCTGCAATGAGGTCAAAAGGCTCAGGTCGAAGTTCCGCAAATGGGGCTTGGGCGACTACGTGGATCAAGACGGGAGCGAATCGAGCGGCTGAACGCTGGGCCGTCAACGGGTAGTAACCAGTTGAGGAATGCCCCGGCAGACTCCAAGCACGATTCGCTTTCAGAAGGACCGCGTATGTCAAACCCACTCGGCCCGAACGAGCTGACCGCCTCGGAGCGCATTTCCGAGGTGGCTGATATCCTCGCTGATGGGCTTCTCCGGGCCAAGCTGCGCGATATGCGCAAGGCTATATCCCGCAGGAGGATACGAGATAATACCCTTGATAATCCCGGCGGATTACGCCCTCATGGGCTCGAACCACAAGCTGATGGAGAGAGCCCATGAAACAATCGGTGCTGAAGCAGGTCGCGGAGCTTCCGAATCTGGACTCGGGCCAGCTCAAGGAGAGATGGCGCACGTTGTATGGGTCGGAGCCGCCGGCCTACAACAAGTCGTACCTCGTCAAGCGCCTGGCCTATCGCATCCAGGAACTGGCCTACGGCGGGCTGTCCCAAGCCGCGCAGGCGCAACTACGCGACGCCTTGGATGGGGACGATGCGGACGGCATGACGAGTCGAATGCACCGGCGAAGAAGGAAGGACGGCATGCCAGTAACCGGAACGCGCCTTGTGCGGGAGTGGCAGGGGAACCGCTATGAGGTCACCGTCGTGCATGGCGGGTTCGAGTTCGAGGGCCGGAAGTACCGATCTCTGACCGCCATCACCAAGGCCATCACCGGGACGCACTGGAACGGTCCGGGCTTCTTCGGCCTGCGCAAGCCCATCGGGAAGGCGGCATCATGAGCGGGACACGGAACACCCAAGCCCCGCCGGCGCGCATCCGCTGCGCGATCTACACGCGCAAGTCCACCGATGAGGGGCTGGAGCAGGAGTTCAACTCGCTGGATGCCCAGCGCGAGGCCGCCGAAGCGTTCATCGCCAGCCAGCGCCAAGAGGGGTGGATCGCGCTGCCAACGCGCTACGACGACGGCGGGTACTCCGGCGGCACGATGGAGCGTCCGGCGCTCGACCATCTGATGCGCGACGTCCAGGCAGGCCGCGTCGACTGCGTGGTGGTCTACAAGGTGGACCGGCTGTCGCGCTCGCTCATGGACTTCACCAAGATCGTGGAGATCTTCGACCGCTGCGACGTCTCGTTCGTATCGGTGACGCAGCAGTTCAACACCACGAGTTCGATGGGCCGGCTCACGCTGAACATCCTGCTGTCCTTCGCCCAGTTCGAGCGCGAGATCATCGGCGAGCGCATCCGCGACAAGATCGCGGCGGCCAAGCGCAAGGGAAAGCACACCGGCGGCATGCCCATCCTCGGCTACGACATCGACCACGCGAATCGCCGCCTCGTCATCAATCCAGATGAGGCCGAACTCGTCCAGCGCATCTTCAAGCGGTTCATCCGGCTCGGATCACCGCTCAAAGTCGCTCAGGAACTGAACGAGGAAGGTTTGACCACAAAACGCTGGGTCAGAGCGAACGGAAAGGTGCGCGAGGGCCGCCCATGGAACAAGGCGCACATCTCGCGTTTGCTGAACAACCGGAAGTACGTCGGCGAAGTCACGCACAAAGGCGCGGTGTACCCCGGCGAGCACGAAGCCATTATCTCGCGCAAGCTCTGGGACGACGCCCACAAGATTCTCGCCACGAACCGCCATCAGCGGGCGGGGCGCACACGCGCCAAGACCCCGGCGCTGCTCAAGGGCATCATCCGGTGCGGACACTGCGGCAACTCCATGGGCATCACCTTCACCCGGAGGAAAGGCAAGCTCTACCGCTACTACCTCTGTGTTCACGCCTCGAAGAACGGCTATGCCTCGTGTCCGGTGAAGAGCGTTGCCGCCGGCGAGATGGAGGAAGCGGTCATGGGGCAACTGCGCGCGGTCTTCCGCAGCCCCGACCTCATCGCCAAGACATATCGTGCGGCCAGGTCGAAGGAGGCGGCGGAACTTGACGGACTGCGTGCAGAGAAGGGGGGCATCGAGGACCGGCTCCGCGTCCTGAAGGAGATGGCGGCGGGCTTGAAGCGAGGCGGCAGGAACCGCATCCCCAACGGTAACGCGGCAACCGCTGAACTCGCCCGGATCAGGGACGAGATCGCCGAGACCGAGAGCGGCCTTTCGATGGCGGCGCGCGACCTGCAATTGCGCGAAGCCGCCGAGGTGACCGAGCGCGACGTGATCGACGCGCTCCAGTCCATCGAACCCATATGGAACGAGCTTTTCCCCGCCGAACAGGCGCGCATCGTCCAGTTGCTGGTAGACAGCGTCGTGGTGAACCCGAACGGCCTGGAGGTCTGTGTGCGTTCGAACGGGCTGCGGTCGCTCATCACCGAACTGAACGGCGCGGTGTCCGACGCGCAGGAACGGAGCAGCGAATCATGATCGACAAGCCGACGCTGGTTGCTGATGGCGACAACATTCTGATCCGGATCCCCATGCGCTTCAAGAAGCGCGGCGGCCGCAAGGAGATCATCGCGCCCGAAGGCCTGGACAGCGCATTCCCTGTCGCGGCTCCGGCCCAGGAGCCGATAGTGACCGCACTCGCCCGCGCGCATCGTTGGCAGCGGATGCTCGACGCTGGCGAGGTCACTTCTATCGCGGAACTGGCAGAACGCTTGGACGTGGACAGCTCTTACGTAGGCCGCATCCTGCGACTCACCCTTCTGGCCCCCGATATCATCGAAGCCATCCTCGCCGGTCGCGAGCCAAGCGGCCTCTCCCTCGCCAAGCTCACACAGACCCTCCCAATGCTTTGGAACGAGCAGCGCCAGCTATTCGGCTTTGAGCAGCGGTAGCCTCGATACCCACCTCAGCCCGCACACCTCGTCCACATCCTTGCACGTTCTGTAAACCAGTATCGTGTTGTCACCAAGTGACTTACGTTCTTTAGGACTTGTTCCATGGCGATTTGAGCGGGTCAACCTCCTACTCCGCGCGGGAGTCGAACTCCAAAGGAATTCGTTGTCATAAGTCCTTGTGCCGCAACAACTGGAATCTTCCGGACGAGGTGAGCAAAGTCCGGAAGATTCAGAGAAACAGAGAGAGAAGGGGCGATTTGGGGGCGAAATGGGGGTGATGTGGGGTGGAGCGCGTCCCAAGGGCGGCGAGCGCCCCGGATGTGCCGCGAGTCGTAAGTCCTTCGCCGGCAAACAGAACGCAACAGGGCTCGCCGAAGTCTATCGGCGAGCCCTGAATGCCCGGAGCAATTTCGCTCCGGTGAATCTGGTGTAGGCGGCGGGAATCGAACCCGCGTCCTGCAATCGGTAAGGCTCTGAAGCGCAAAGACTTACAAGAACAGCCTTCGCCGTGCGGACTATATGCGGAACAGAACCGCAATAACCCCCTTGCCGCATTGGCCCGCAAGTGGGACCGTTTCAGCCCCGAAGTCCAAGCCGCGCTTCAGGCACTCGCAGCGGTACTGCAGCACCAAGAGGGCAATGGGAAGCAGACCAATGTGGGCTGACGAATGGAGGTACTGTCCACTCGCAGGTTTGAGTACACCCGAATCCCGGAGATCAGAGGCCCAGGGGAGTAGGGATCGGTGCCTGACCAGCGGATTGAAAGTCCGTTGTCGCCCCGACGTAACGTCTGGCCAGGCCATATCGTCCGACAACACTGATTCTGTCTTGGGCTCCTGCTTGGCCACGATTAGAGAGACGTATCCTCGCCTCGCTGCTGTCGTGGCCGCCTGGCCCGACCTGCCCGAGCCGATCCGCGCGGCAATCCTGGCGATGATCCGTTCCACGACTGGGGAGCATGGACAATGATTCCACATGCTACCCCGCTGACAGAATTGACAGAACTGACAGAACCAACGCGCAAAGGCAGGCCATCTGCTAGCGGCCTGTGAATGAGTGAGCCACAAGTCATCTGGAGGAAGTGCAATGACACCGAAACAACAGCGGTTCGTCAGAGAATACCTGACGGATTTCAATGCCACGCGGGCCGCAATTCGAGCCGGATATTCCCCGAAAGGGGCGTCCGTTCAAGGGGCGAGATTGTTAGCAAATGCTAAGGTGCAGGCCGAGGTCGAGCAGCTCGCGAAGTGCAAAGACGACGAACTTGGCCTGAGCAACGACCGGATACTGCACAAACTCGCCCAGATTGCCTTCTCGGATGACGAGGAGACAAAGGACAACCTTCGGGCGCTGGACATCATGTGCAAGACGCGGGGCATGTACCTCCGCAAGCCCGACCTCGACCAGGAGGGCATCGTTATCAACCTGAACATGGGCGAACCTCCAGATGCCGATGAAGAGGCCCAAGACAACTGAAGGGGCTCACGAGTGCACAAGCCCCGTTGATTGCGCCCCAGCCGCCGGACGTCTCGAAAGGAGCGGAACATGACAGAGAGCACCGGGATCGTGACAACCCGTTGTGTCGCAATGGAGCGCCAGCCAGGGGAACTTCTGAGCCCCTTGAAGGCCGTTCGGTCAAAGT